ATACCACAGTTGGAAGGGACTCATTTTATGACTCAGACATTGAGCCTTCAGCTCCAGAATCTCCTTCTGAGGAGGTTTTGTATCCTGATCTTGATGGCGGTGAGGGCGGTAATACGCAGACATTAACAATTTGTGTAGATGGTGCACCCGAAGACGTTACGTTTTTAATAGCATAATGCCAAAAGCAAAAAAATTTACGGCACTAGGAAAGGGAAACGGGTTTAACCGATGTTTAACGACTACGACCGTCTCTGGCGATCAAATTATTAACCCCCCCACATTTGAACAAGTAGTTGGGTCTTATTGGAATTTTCACAGCGCGAGTTTTTCAGGAGCAGAATTTGAACCAGGAAATGAACCTATGGATATAATATGCACTCCATCCGCTGCTACGGGGCTTGACATCGATAGCTCAATCGGCCCTCCTTCAGAATCTTTTTCGGTTAGTAATGGTTCTCCAGGAATAGTTCGGGTTGACGGAGGTGACGAAATATATTACGAACACGGAATTCTTTTTAGATATATCACATACGAGCCTATTGATAATGGTTTAAAACTTACCTCCGTTAGTTATACTTCAACCGTAGCATCTACCACTGTTGTTGATCCTGTACCATATAGTTGCATTGTTTTAAGAGCTACTACTTATGGTGAAAGTGGTAGTTATTCAATCGGTAAACTTGCAACCCAAACAAAAGTCGATGTAACCAGCTTTGACATAGGCGGCTTACCGTTTGTCAAGGCGGTAGTCCAGGAGTTTTCACAAACCACTTATGATGACCCAGTTGGTAGTGGAAATGCTGTTTGTGCAACAGCAAGTTTTTTGCCAGAAACAAGCGAGGTTCCATCCTTAACCCTTTGGGATTACTAATATGTTTCCAATCGACGTATTTAAATATCCTAACGGAAAACGCGGAGCCTGTGTTTATAAAAGTGGTTATTCCTCAACATTGTCAATTCTTGGTTACCCAACGCCTCAAACAAACTCAATAAACAGAATATCAAATATTGATACAGATGAAGGCCGCAATTCTTTGTTTATACCAGTCCGTAATCCAGTAGAGCGTTTTGCATCTGGGGTTAATACATTAAGGAAAAATAAGAAATACTCCGAGCATAGTGTTAATGAATTCATTGAAATGCTAGAGCAAAACACTTTTAGAAATCTGCATTTTATGGACATTGCAACTATTTTACGAAATGCTTGTTTTTTATTTGATGATATACACTTATACAAATTCCCAGATGATTACAAACAAATGCTCCGCGACGGAGGATACGACGGTGAAATACCCCACGAAAATAAAAGTAGCAAAAAGTTAATATTGACTAACAGCCAAAAAGAAAGAGTCGAGAAGTATTACGCCAAGGACATTGAATTGTTTAAATCAATAAAAGAACCAGGTCAAAAATTTTACTTCTTAAAGATATAATTGCACTAACTAACCCTTTATGATATAATACAGCTATGGCAACGATACCCTATACAGACAAAGACAAGCCAGAAGATTTTAAGATTGATCGTGGTAGTCCTCCTACAAGCGCAAGTAGAGGAATAGCGGACACGGGAACTGCAATTGCTGAATTGGGGCTTATGGCTGACGACGCGACAAGGTTTCAAAATATCACCAGGGCTAATGTCCTGGGAAACCCTAATGCTGCATCAAGATTAACTCAAAGCGTACTTGGAGCCCCCAAAGGTACCCTTGCTGAAGGGGCCAGTAGGGGCGCAAGGGCGCTTAGGTTCGGATCTAACGCGGCAAGGCTGGGTTCACTTACTTCTCCTCTTGCTCTTTACACCCTAGCCGATATGGGCACAGCCATGTATAGGGACGACGGCAGGGGTCTTTCAGAAATGGGCGGCGACGCCATTGGTGGAGCCGTTGGTAAAATGATGTATGGCAGCGGTGACGGATACGGCGACAATGAGGGCATGCGAACCTTAGCCCAGGAGAACGAGAGAAGGGAAGCTGCTGGACAATCAGCTCTTTCAGCTTCTGAGAGTGTCGCTTTTCTGAAATCTTTAAACCCAAGCGGGGTAACTCCTGGCGCAAATAACACGAACAGCACAACTAATTCTACTATGGCTCCTGAATCGACTCCATCTACTCCTTCTTTGACGTCCGATGATTTATCTGGCAACCCGTATGCATCGATGGTATTGGGGCAACAAACCGCAACGCAGGGAGCCGAAAAAGCTAAAACTAAAGAAAACCTTGATGCTACGGGAGCGGTTAAGGATCTTGATAAGTCCGAAGAAATGCAGACGCTGCGAGAAGAGAACGCCAGAAGAGAAGCTCAAGGTCTACCAGATCTTTCAGCCCCTGAAAGCGTTCAGTTCCTCAATGCAGTAAACCCTGAAACATTCAATGCTCTTAACGAAAAATTTCAAAACCAGGACCAGCAGGTAGTAAACAACTTCATTGCGCAGCAACAAGCTCAACAGGCCCAACAAGCGCAAGCAGGCCAAGGTGCCCAGGCTCCTAACCTTCAGCAAGCGCTGGCACCCACTGGCAACCTTCCGTTTGGCGGAGGTGCAGCACCCCAGGGTGGTCTCATAGGAAGCTACCAGGCTCCCGATGGGCAGAACATAGGTATGTTCCAGGGCCAACCAAACGCACCGATCAGTCAAGCGCAGCTTGATTCTTTGAGTGGTCAAATGGTTGAGTCTGGCGCTCCGTTTATATCGGGTGGAATGACGGACGAAAGCGGAAGGACTATAGCTGGTCCCGCTGGAAGACCTGAAGGCATGAGCCCTTTCATAGACCAATCTGGCAAGGTAGCGTATGCTGACCCTGAAACAGCCAACAGAATGAACGCCTTAGCTGGTCAAGAAGCGCAGGAGAATAAAGCAGCGCAGCAAAGATTCTTAGCTTCTGATGCAGCTAAAGAAATGAGTAACAGGCAATTAAACGCCGTTATAAATAGTACATATTCACAAGAGAGTAAGGCGCGTGAAGGTAGACTTGCAGCAAGAGACAAGCAACCAGGCGAAAGCCAAGCAGATAGGGATACTAGAATAGCACAAAGTAAAACTACTAGGTCTTCTGGCTCTTCTAGTGCGGACGGTCTCACCGACAATCAAAGATCCAGGATCTACGGCTCTGGCAGCAAGGAAGCGGAAATGTCCAAGGCTGGTATTAATCCACAAACTGGATTAACATACGCCCAGGAGCGTGAAGACCAAATAAGGCAGGACGCATACGATGATGCTAGAATAGCTTCTATTGAGCAAAGTGATCCTGACAAACTAGAACAAGCCAAGGCGCAAACCTTAGAGTTAATGCGGACTATGGACTTCGGTAGTGACAAAGCTCTACGAGATTTAACTTACAGGCAGACCTTGATTTTCTTACTTGGAAAGATGGACCAGTTTGACTCTGAAGCTCTATTGAACCCAATTCCAAAACCACCACCACCACCACCACCACCACCACCCGTCTCAACTGAAACTAAATAATGCAACCAGAAGAAATTGAAGTAGAGGAAGAAAAGAAAAATCTCCCCCTAACTGGAGGTCAGGTAATTGGATCAGCTGCCACCGAGATCAGTGCTGGTGTAACTGGTGAAATCATTGCTGGGCTGCTAAAAAGGAGAATACCTTTCGCTGGAGTAGGCGCTAGGTTCTTGTCTGGTGCAATTGGTAGTACCGCCGCCCAGAGCATGTTCGAGGATAAGGAAACGGCTGACCTCAGCATAGGTAGAATACTTGCAGCTGGTGCAGCCAATACAATTAATATACGGGGCAAGGCGGACCTCAACCCAGTCAGGAACACTATTATAAAGAGTGCAGCTATTGCTGGCGGTGAAAGAGCTGCTGCGGACTTCATTGATACAGGTAAAGTAGACTTAAAAAGCACTGCTATCGCGGCAGGAGCTGGCGCTGCCTTCGGTGGAGCCATTGGCGCTTTTGATGCCAAGTATTACAGCACGGCTACTAGGTTGATTGGTAAAAGCGAGGACGAAATTGAGAAACTTGTAGCGACTGACCAGCTTACTGATAAATTCGTAGCCGATGCCCTCGCTCCAGTCCTAGGCAAGGAGGCAACGAAAAAGCAAATAGCCAAGACCAAGTTAAGGCTTAGCATGGAGGGAATGGCGACCGAGGTATCTCAAAGGGATACTCCCTTCAGGGATGCATTCAAGAATGCCATGAACTACATAGCTCCAGCAACTAGGATCGGAAAAGGTGCCAGGGAAGGCTACTATAAATTCATGAATGACATGGAGCGAGCTGAAGCCCTCAGCACCAAGATAGAAGCAAAGGTAACCAAGTCCAATCTCTACAACGAAGACCTCCAGGATGACATCAGTGCCTTCATGGACGGAGGTGTAATGACTGAAAAGTTATCCAAGGAGAGCATTGCTGGGGACCTTAATGCCGTCAGGGAGATCGAGATGACCGCCATGAAGGAGCTCTACGAGATCTTTGATACGGGTGACACGTTCGCATTCCTGCCAACAAAGCAAAGAGAAACCTTAATGGCTAGGATGCAGTCAGATATAGACAAGGGCGTAAGGACCTACGACACCGCAACCTACAAGGCTTTCGTTGATAATAAGTGGAAACCTGCTTCTAAAATAAATAAAATTAGAAGACCCTTAGCCGAAGAAGAAGTTCGTTCTACATTGGAAAGAAGGGCTAAGGATGCTGGTGAAGATATATCAGACGCCAAGGTAGTAGAGAAGATAAAGAACGACGTAGATAAGCACTTCAAGCACCTTCTATCAATGAAGAAGGATGGAAAGGGACTAGGTAAGATGTCCCTGGTTGCTACTTTACCTGGAAGATTTGAAGCGGTGATTGATGGTCACATGCCAGGCCCAGCCGAAAGATTATTCCTGGGGGAGGTAACCTCTGGACTTCAGAAGGCAGGCTACCAGGCTAAATACAGAATAAGAGATACCAGGAGGCACATAGCTCAGATGAACTCCGTAACGGAGCTTGTGAAGGCTCTAAAGAAATCAGGGCAGCTTTCGACTGAAGAGAAATCTGGTTACGTAAGACTAAATACGATCATGGGAGAGCTCAAGGATACAGACGGAAGAGAGCTCTTTATTCCTTCGGAGACATCGCACGCCATAGGCAAACTTTACGAGTCGCAGTTCGCTGAGATGGCAGCAGATGGAACTGCTGGTGTAGTGAATCAGTTGTTCGGGGGAATGGTTGCCTACTCCAAGGCAGCAAAGGTTATTTACAATCCACCATCCTACATGGTTAATGCAATCGGTGGAGTCATCTCGGCATTCAGTAACGGGGTGAACCCGTTCAGCAAGAATTACGCCAGGGGAGCTAGACTGGCAGCGGCTGAACTAGAGGGAACAGCAATAGGAAACATAGCGGGTAAGGTTACCAAGAAGCAAAGCGCAGAATACAGAAAGCAGCTAGTTACGGACATTGATGAAATGTATGATTACGGCGTGGGTAATGCCAGTATCAACGCCAACGAAGTTGCTGCAGCCATACGAGATGGAAAGATTGGTAACCTCCTGCAGAAGGGTACCGCGGCAATGGGCAAGCTCTATAGCGTTACGGACACCGCAACCAGATACACAATCTGGAAGTCCAACCAGGACATGGTAAGAAACAGGCTCCTGAAGCATGGAGCAATACTAGGAGAAAGCAAAGAGGCGGTCGAAAGGCGCATCAAGACTATTGCTGCTTCTATCACGAACGACACTTACCAGAACTACGATAGAACAAGTAAACTGGGAAAATACCTTTCACGCCGAGGTATACTTCCTCCGTTTGTTACCTTTACTTTGGAGTTAGCTAGAAACACAACGAACCAGGCTAGGTTCGCTGGAGAGATGATTAATGGAAAAAGTTTCCTCAAGAGGTTCGACATCGATCTACCATCGGACCCAGCTCAAGCTGACAAACTTATAAAGTCAATCCAAGCTGAAGGAAGAAGGAGGGCTGGATTCCTATTTGGAGCTTTAGCTCTCTCCGCGACGGCAAAAGACTTCATGTCTGCCGCCTCGGACGAAGGCATCATCGACCCACAAGAAAGAGATGACTTTGCTTTCTTTGGTTTTAGTTACATGCGAGACAAGGACTTCATGGCTACGATTGACAAGGAAACCAAGAAGGGAACCTTCGCCTTGACCAGTTACATATTCCCGCACGCTACACTTACGCAGTTCGGTGGAGCCGTCTTTGATGCAGCCGTCCAAGGCAAGGAAAACGAATACGACACAACTAAGACCTTAACTGGTCTGATGTCCGAGGAACTAATGGGAGAAGGTACATTCGTGAATCAAAACGTAATGCGAGCCATTGACAACAGAGACGTCTACGGAGAAAAGATATCTACATCTGAGGGCTTCCAGGCCATGAAGGAAAGAGTTGGATACGCCATCAGCAAGACATTTGAGCCAGGTATAATGAGAGAACTTGACAGGGCTTTTGCGGCTGTTGATGAAACAGGCGACTTCACCATGTCAGAAGTTCTGATGCGTCAAGTCGGGCTCAGGTTCACGAAGATTGACTTCAATCAAATGGCTAAAAGAAGACTGCAGGATTTCGTAGATAGGTATTCTGAATCCAGGGGCAACTACACTACTGACTTCAAATACAAGTTCAGCGAAGGTAGGATGACTGAAGACGAAATTGAAAGATCATACCAGAACGGCATAGAGAACGCCGAGGTTGCCTTTGATAGAATCGAAGAAGCATACAACAGACTTGATTCCTTTGGTTATGATCGGGATGAGAAGATTAATCTAATGAAGAGCGCAGGTGTAAGAAGCGCTGACATCTTCAGGATAACTAAGGGCATGGACTTTGAGCCATTCAAGAAGGGCGTGCCTGAATCAATCCAGGATCAATACGACCGCATCATTGAAGGAAAAACAAGAGCAGAGAAGGTCAACGAACTCAAGAAACTTTACGGTGGAGATGCCGCCGACAGAATGAAGGCAGAAAAATTCAGAGCCGAACAGAAGAGGAGACAGACAAATGAAAGGTACGGAAGAACCCCTCAGGATCTCTTACTCATGAACTTGAACGCATCCGACAGGGCTGATCTCTTGATAGAGATGAACGCTCACATTGACAGGTCCTTGTTCCTCGAGATGAAAAGGAAGCGCATAATAACTAAGGACGTAGAGAGACTCCTGAGGTCCAGATAAAAAAACCCCCCTTGCGAACAAACCGCAAGAGGGGCTGAGGATTAAACAGGGTTAAGAACAACCCGCTCTTCGTTACCTAGGAGCTTTCCTCTTACTCTTTTTACTTTTGGGGGAACGCTTTGTCAAGTAGGCATTACTCCTTTTTTTGTTTTCTACTTTTTCAATTAGATCTTTTGCGAAGTCCGTAAGGACTGGACCGCAATAGACGTCTTCGTCGTTTTCTTTGACCATCCTGGGCGCTTTGCCCAGTGTAGTCTCAAAGTATTTAATGCAACTATGAATTGATCTTATATCCATTAGTAGAACCTCCCTAGTTGATTGTAGAATTTAAATGCTCCCATGAGGTCTCTTTCACCTTCTCTGTTTTTACCTATCTTGTAAATCATATTTTTGTAACTTCCTGTTTCATCTATTTTTGTTGCTTTGTTCATATCCATTCCGTCTGGATACATCATAATTATGACGTCAGCGTCATTCTCAATGTCCCCAGAATCGCGTAGATGATAAACTTCAAGGCCACCCTCCGAACGAGAGCCCTCTCGGTTCACTTGAGACAGCAGTATTACGGCTACATTGAGCTCTATTGCCATCTGCTTGATCTTGTGCGATATGTCGGAGATTGCATCCGTCTTCCCGAACTTCTTCGGATCCCAAGGAACTAACTGCAGATAATCCACAACGATTAGTTTTATTCCCTGCTTCCTGGTCATTGCCCTGGCCTGGATGACAAGGTCATCAATGTCCCTTACACTGTGACTGGTGAATAGCTTCATGCCCTCTACCTTTTCAGTGCACTCCCAGAGTCTCTTCTGCTCGTCATGAGTTATTAAATTGTCCCTTATGCGCCTGGGGTTCACCCCAGACATAGCATGTATTAAGCGCTTCAGAACTTGCTTCTGGGGCATTTCAAACGAGAACACGAGCGCAGGTATGCCCTGCCTGTCAATGGACCTGCAAGCCATGTTCAGAGCCAACTGGGACTTACCGCAGGATGTAGGAGCCGCGATAACGCAGACCTCTCCCATGCCCAGTCCTCCGTCGCTTAGTTTATCGTCCAGGTGACTGATGTGCGTCTTGATTACGTCGGGCTTGTATGTCCCGTCGAGCATGCTCTTGAATTCATTCTGAACCTCCTGCAATGCATGCTTTACATCCTTGTCGCGTTTGGACATATCGTTTATGCCAAGTAGAACAGCTTCGACTTCAGCCGAAATCTCTGAACTAGTCTTGGATTCATCCTCCATGCTTTCTACACTGGACTTGAACTTTCTTATCATCGTGCGAAGGTTGGACTTCTCCTTGATGGTCTCTGCGCACAACTTATGCTGGACGACGCCCAGGTGATTCGTGCTACCCAGGACTCCAGCGATTCCGCCTGCCCTATCAAGCAAGCCGACTCTTTTTAGTTCCTCGGATAAAGATATTTCATCTATGTCCGCGCCCGAGAGCGCAATGCTCTTCATGCACTTGAATATTGTTTGATTGCTTAAATCATAAAAGTCCGCTTCGTCCAGTATACTGGCAACTTCGTCGAACTTTGCTGTGCCGTCTTCGTTTACGAAACTTGACAGCAGGTGCCTCTCTGCTTCTGTATTTTGTGGTATCATATTTTGTTATTATAGATAAAAAAGAGGAGGGGCTTTCGCCCCTCCCCTAGTAGCATGAAACGAGTCGTCCTAGAACGGCGCGTCTGAACTGTCTGACTGGGAAGAACCTTTGTCCTCCTTCTTGGTGAGCTTGATCTTCAGGTATTTACCCTTCTTCTCGCTCATGTTGCTCCACGCGGCGATGTTGTATTCAACACCCTCTACGTTTAGCGGACCCGTCATGTCTGGATGCTTGTCGGACTCTTTGTAGTCGTTCTTGAATACAGCTCCAGTGTTTGTGTTATCGTATTTTACTTGTGACATAATTAAAACAGCTCCTCTGTTTTTTTGTTATTAGTTGTGGGTTTGTTTGATGCTTTTCCATGATCATTGGTTGCGTCAGCATCCTTTGTGTCATCGATAGCAAAAAGTCCATTCAGTGCATACTTGCGAGCGTAAGAACTAGCACTGCCAGTAACCTGCGCTTGGTCCATGCCCTTCTTAGTTACGGCGTGCTCAGCGAAACCACTTGCATTGATTGCATCATCCGTGTCGTTGTCAAGGAGTCTAGCTACAGCCCTGACGAAAACTCTGCCCTCCAGGGCAACCAGCTCGTCACCTATGACGATACTGCACTCTTGAATTACCAGTAAAGGTTTAAGAGAAGTTAGGATATCTTCGCAGGATCGGTAGCTGTATCCGCCGAACTTATTAGTCTGCCCCTTAGGGGCCTTCAAAGAGGATTGTATCCTCTGTAGCTTCTTACGTATATTATTCGTATTTGCTTTAGTCATACTTGTTTTTAGTTATTTGTTTTCTATACAACTTGGATCTCTTATCCGAGTTGCTAGCATTCATGCTGACAACGTCTACACCGAGGTCAAGTAAAATTTTCAGTTGTTCTTCATTTTTTTTCTGCTTGAATCTTTTCTGCAGTTGAGTCGCCCCGACAGGGTGCAGTAATCCAGTCCTGCTGAACTCAATCCAGTCAGCCATGCGCCTCAGTGCCTCTGGCAAAGATACATCTGCGCTCCTGCATGCGTAGCGCTTCCATGCGTTCTCAACCTTCCCCAGGAATGCATTGCTCTGCCTGTGCAGAACTCCTCTTACTTCCCCGCTTGCGTGACAATGATCCACGACAGTGTCGTGCATGCTACCTTGGCTTATGGGGCACCTCTTGGGTTCGTTTGTCTTTCTCCATTCGGAGAGTCTGCTTTGAGTTATGTATTTCATAATGTGGTAGGGAAGACAGGACTCGAACCTGTGGCCCTCGGTTTAGAAAACCGATGCTCTATCCAGCTGAGCTACTCCCCCCTTTTTATAGGTCGTAAAGATCCTGGGGCAAGTCCCCCTTGTCAATCCTGTTTTTTGTCTCGTAAAGGCACATGGCATTCCAGATTACGGCGGACAGATGATCCTCTGCGCGATCCTCTTCCATGAATTGCCATAGGTGCCTGTTAATGCTGTCAATGTATCTGGAGACGGGTATGCCCTTCTGCCAGTTGTTCCTTCCGTATTTCTCGGCCCCGTCTTCAAAGCGCCTTGCAGTAGCCCTGAGTGCGCTCACTGGTATTAAACTGGGGATGCCCTTGCCTCGCATAGCGTCCCTTACGGCTCCAGTGCTGAAGTTTGATTTGTTTCCTGAGTCTGGTATCTTCATGTTTGCTCTATTTGTTCTATTGATATTATTTTTCCTCCTCCGCCTCGCTTGAAAACGCAATTCCCCTGGGAGTCTGGTAGTTTTTTAAGGATTAGTTTAACTGCGTCGTTCTTTGTTCTTGCCCACTTGATTGCTGACCCAACGTAGCCTTCTGGCATGTCGAATCTGCTGTATTTTATCAAGTATTGATTCACAGCTTAGGGTAATGAATGACAAAACCCCTGCCAGCATTCACGCACGCTACGTTGAAGTCAATCCATTCTTCGGCTTCTTCGTTCGTCATTCCGTCTTCACTGAAGACGTCAATCATTTTTAGGTAGTCATAGACTGCGTAACCGAATTGGTCCATGCCAGTGATGCACTTCTCCAGTCCGTGAAATATAATAGCTTCATCGGCTAGACCGAACGTGTTCTCTTCTTCTTTCTCTGGATGATAATTTAGTCTATACATTTTGCTATGATTGTTTTGTTTTTTTCTTTTATTATAAGGAATCTTACTTTCTGCCAGTATGCTTTCGTTGATTCCTTCTTCCATCCATTCGGTCCGCCGTTGTGTATCCGAGCTATGTCCTGAACTGTCACGGGTCTACCTATGCGATCTTCGGTCGCGTATCTCGAGGCGTAAGCAATAAATATATCTATGCTTGTTTCTCGGTCGAAGGCGTCTTCATGCTTCCAGTCCTTCCCTGCGTATTCTGAGGCGTCCTGGACGTAGGCTTTGTGCATTTGCAGGCAACCATAGGCTAAGCCATTGTCCCCTATTGCTAGATCATCTCCAGCGCTTTCTACCTGTATTAAAATTAGTATAAGGCTTATCAATGTCATTTCATTCTGGTTCTCCAATATAGTTTACTGCAGAGCTTTGCGATTTCGACGCCCTCAAGAATCTGCTCTGCGCTCCAGACCTTGTGGTAATGCTTCTTGGTGTCGCAATCAATGCAGATTGATATGCACCCAGGTATGTAGTCCATCTTGGCTCGCTTGGAAAGCATCCAGGATTCAATAGCCAGCTGATACAGGTCCTTGGGGTAAAACTTTCCCGTCCCCTTGCAATTGGCTCTGCACTTGTAATCAGCCAGGAACGCTTCACCAGAGGCATCCTTGCCTATGAAGTCAACGCTACCGACTATCTTTACTGCCCCTTCGCCCAGCATGTGCTCTACAGCAACTGGAGTTACGTCGTTGTCAATATACCAATCTATGAACGGACGAGCCCATCCGTCCCAGGGGGTCTTATCTGATGGCAACCTGGCATCCATGTCCGCCAGGACGAAGTCCTCTATGCGCTTGTGCACGGCTGTCCCGAACTCGGAGGAGGGTATCTGCTCTCCTGTCACTGGGCTCTCCCTGGTGCCGTAGGTCAAGTCCGCTATGCCCCTCCAGTGCATGCTGGGCAACTCCCTTGCTAGTTCAGTGATCTTCATCGGCTTGTAGATGCCGTCGAGGAAGGGGTCCTTGATTATACCTAGAACAGTTGTGACTGAAGGCCATGCCCCCTGTATTTTCTTTGCTTGAGCTGGAGTTGCTACATCCTCGAGGAAGATGGGGTTGCCTTTGTTGTATTTGTAGAAGTGCGACATATCTTATTTAGTTTGGTGTATTGTATTTTTAGCAGATCTGATCTGCGAATCATTGAGATGACGTCATCTCTGTTCCTTCTCGTGTAGCCCTTGTAAAGGGCATCTGAGGCCGTTGCAACACTTTTATTTGTATTGCAAAGTTCCTCGGCTAAATTTTGTAGGTGCTCCCTTCGGACTACCAGGTAGTGATCAATGCACTCAAAGGCTATGAAGTCCTGCTGTCCGTATAGCCAACCCTTGTCCCCCCTGTTGTTCTTGAACTCCAGCCAGATGAAGTCCTCCGTTTTGGCCCCTGTTCTGCTTTTGCGTTTCAGCGCCTTGACGTCTATGCTACCAGCAGAGCAGACCCAGTCAATGTGCATGTATTGCTCTGGTAGGGTTGCTGGTCTAGCCCCTGGGTATCTCTCCTCCAGGAGTTCGCCGAAGGACGTCTCCGTCTCCTGTCCGTCAGCCCAGGACTCCGTCCCTACCCAATCCTGGTATGTCTGTCCCTTCTGCCCTCGCATCAAAGCTCGTCCTCTTCTATGCAGTCCAGCACGTAATTAAATATATACTGTATGTCATCTACGTCGAGGTCTTCTTCAATAGGGAAGTTCAGGATCTCCCCCTTTGTGATGTGACTTATCACCAGGTAACAGCAAGGGAAGAACTTATACGTTACCGATATCTTCCTAGCTATCACTTGCTCAATGCACTGCTTGACTGTGCGCTTGTGCATCTCCCGCTTGATCCTGGTTGTGTAAACATCGCCAGTTGCCAACTGCGATACCATCTTCTCTTGAATGCTGTCTCCTTGGACTACTGACACCATTGCGTCGGGCTCTAAAAGGTTAGCCCCCCCTTCTGGATATACGTTTAGTTTTTCCATAATCTAAAAAAAAGCCCTCTAAACCTTGGTTGTCAAGGCTTAAAGGGCTTTGTGCTTATCTGGAGTAATTCAGTATGATCAAGAACAGAACAATCGTGATGATCAGATCTACAGCATCTCTAAATGCGCTCAACCTGAACCTCCTCTCCCTTCTGCAGTCCTAAGTTCACGAACACCTTGTCCAGTTTCAGCATGAATAGCCGTTGCCTTTCGAGGCTGTCTTCCTTTGACATGTCGTGCGGGGCTTGCCAGTCGGTTAAGAACCCGTCGTCAGTGAAGTGCGCTAGGACGTCATCGTGCCTGATCGCGGCATAGTAGCCGTCGCACAGTGCCAAGTGCCTGACGGAGCCATCCTCCTTCAGCAGTCGCTCGACCTCGCCGTAGTAGGTGAAGGGTTGTCCGAACAACTGCTTAGCCATATCTTCTATCTCTGGGATTGTTTCCATTATTTCTGTTATATTTTTCATTGTTTGCTTTCTGTTATAGTTCTGCGTCGAAGTTGCATTCACCTGTTTCTTTTATGCAGTCTCTGATCTTCCTGCCGAGAAGCAGGTCTGCGTATTCACTTAGCTGAGTTTCGGTTATACCATTCGCCTCAAGGGTCTCAGTAGTGTATCTTCCTTTGTCGCCGTAGAGATAAGATTCAATCTTCTTCTCGTCGATTGCATCTTCGATGCTCTTGATCTCCGCCTCGACAGCGGGTAACTCTTCCTCGTCGTAGTGGTATTCCAAGTAACTCGTAGTTCCTTCCATGCCGAACCTGTCGGCGGCGGCGGACGATTGCAGTCCGAACCAGAATTTACCTTCTATGTCTCCGTTGTAGTATCTACCCATCTTATTTGTTCCTTTCTGTTTTTTTAATAGCGTCGCAGAATGCGTTGCTTAGGTGCTCGTCGGGCGATACGTATTCGTATGGCTCGGGGTTCAGGGCGTATCTGATCTCCGAGTGAATGCAACTGTAGATCGTGTCGTCCAGATTACTGGGCACGTCGTCGTCGTTCCACTCGGGGAAGTGCATCTTGTATTTTTCCAATACTTCGCGGACTTCGTCCATCACCATGTTAGTGATGTCGTCGATGCACCCTTCTTTATGTTCGCCTTCTGGCATCATACCTCTTCCTCCATTAGTTGTTCCCCTGCTAGATCCTTTATGCATCGCAGGTCTTCTCTTGTTAATGACGACAGGGGTATCGCCCTGTATTCGTCTTCGGTATCAGTCAGGACTTGCAGGCATTCAAGCTCGACGTCTTCTATCTCGACCTCGTCCCACTTCTCGACGCAATTCTTGTCGTCGCCGTAGGTGGAAGTGCACTCGCAGTGCTTTAGCCTCCACTGGACTTCCGTCGTTGCAATGCATTCTCTGCCTCGCAACTCTAGTTCTACTTCTATTATGCTCTTCACTCGAAGATCCTCCTTTCTACGTCCTTGCATGATTCCTTCCAAGCTTCCCAAGAGACTAGACCGTTCGTCCAGTTCTCGGGTTGCTCTTCCATCTTCAATACCTGTTCGCAATATTTTTCAATTGCCGACAGGATCACTACTTGATTCAGCGGTGAACCGAAGTCCATCGCGCCAGTTACTTTTTCTATGTTTGTTTTCATGATTCGTATTCCTTTATTCCTATTTGAAAGCCGATAGCGTAATCGGCACTTCGTTCATCTTTAGTTGAGTATGGCGACTTGTAGTTGTCCCCAGACATAGCGTCGGTGAAGCCCTTATTGTAAGCGGTCTTAGACAGGATCATTATGTCCTGCGCCATCGGCGACAACTCCTCAACCAGTGCTTGTATCCGCACCAGTCTCTCGTAGTAATCGTGCGGTTCGGTTTCGTCGAGTGCTGAATGCACCTCTATGTCCAACTTCGCGATTGTCCCTCTTAGCATTGTCTCCTTCATACTGCTACCTCCTCTGTGTTGTAGCCCTTTTCATTCAGTAGCTCAATGACGCCAGATGGCAGAGAGAAGACCCCGTCGTAATCGGTGACTTCCCAATTGTCGAACCAGAGACCGCCTTCGGCGTGCCAGTCTTGACCCCCCGTCTCTTCGTCGAACACCTCAAACCATCCGTAGGTGTGGTCTTTGATGCCGACTGTGCAGTTGAGTTTGACTTCTGCATTTTCCCTGATGATTCCAAACGAGTTCTCAAGTGTGAGATGCTCGGTAGTTGTCTTGCTGTATTCTTTGTGTTCTTTCTTCATAATAAATTGTCCCCCCTTTTTTCGGTTTGGGCTCCGTTCTGTATGTGTGATAGCTGAGCTACGAGAAAAACCCTAGCCAGATATACTGACTAGGGCTTGCTGTTACCTGTTCCAAGTGTCCTTGATTGTGCACCAGATGATGGCTTGCGCTTCGTATCCCTTTAGCTCGTAAGCTCGGGCGAGTTCTACAGTGACCGCTTCAATTCGGCGGTATTGTGCAGACGTGCAACTCTCGGCGGTTTCCGTCACGCCCTGTTCTGGGCGAACTAGGCAAGCCCGAATGTGCCACTTGTCCGCCGTGATGTGATCGGGTGAAAGTAAGCCGACGTTCATGGCGAAAGCGTGCGTTTTCGGTGACTTCTCTGATAGTGAAACCTTGTCCGCTAGTATCGCGAACGCTTTCAATTTGTTGGCATTGTAAGTGCAACACTTGACGGAGTCCGCCCCCGATCCATACCAGTGCGCATTTATCACGTCATAAGCGTCGGACTTGTTGCGCTCCCATTTGTTATTCGGCGAAAGTGCAGACAGAACGCCTGCGACTTTGTAAGGGTCGATGCTGAACTCCTTTGCTAGTCCCTTGCAGTAGTCTTGCGCCTCTGAATACCAGACCTTGCCCGCTTTCCATTGCTTCGGGTTTGCGTGCTGTAACCACCGATCAAGGCTATTGTATATTTTTCTGTCTGTTGTGTCTGTGATTTTTATCATATCTTTTGCCCCCCTTTGGCTTCTGTTTTGGATTTTTGTTCTGTTTTAAAATTTTAAAATTGCACGAAAAAAGGCGACGGGGATTATCCCCGTCACCTTGAACCATTGAACAAATTATATTTGATCTTCTTCTATGCCATCTAAGCCCGCCATCTTCTTGAACTTGGTCTCAAGCTCGGAGTATTTCGTCTGCAGCTCTTCGTTCGCGGCGGTCGCCGCTTCAAACGCCTTGCTTGGAAGTGCCAGGCTAAGTCGAGCTATGACTTCTTCTAGTTCGGTGACTCGCTGATCGATGTCGGATTCTTCCATGCAAGACTCGACCTCGTAAGAGAAGTCAGTGTTTGAGATTATATCTCGGACTTGGTCGTTTACTAGATCATAAAAGTTGTAGTCTTGGATACAACTGTCAACTGCGCTATCTACGAAAGCGTCAACCTTGGACTCAATGTCTGAGTCGAGTGCGTCCGCTAGTGCGTCGACATCGATTTCTGATTCTAGGTTGTCGCATAATAGTGATGTTTTGATTTGGATTTTCATGTTCTTTTTGGTTTGGTTTGTATTGTGCACAACACGTGCAAGGTGAGAGTATCAGAATATATACACTAATCCGAGATAAACTTGACCCTCAAGTGCATGCAGTAAGACAGGTTCTTGCGTAAAGCGCGTGCATAAGCCGTGCAACTAACTGCAGTGCAGTGCATTATATACTTGACAACCAGCGAACCCTCGATCTCATGATAGCTAGATGTAGTGAGCCGAGCGCAGCGAGGGAAGGTTTATCCGAACGATGGCATCTAGCTAGATCGGAAGAGCACACGTCTGAACTCCAGTCACCCGTCCCGATCTCGTATGCCGTCTTCTGCTTGAAAAAAAAAAAAACA